AGTAGGTCTACTATATGATGCTATAAAGGTAGCTAAGGCTCCTTCATACTCTCTTTGTAGTAATTGTAAATCTGCCATTTTTAAATTATGTTCTTCTGTATCATCTTGAAACTCGTTTAATTCTGACAACCTAGCTTTGATAGCAGTTTTCATAACAATCAAATGCTCTATTTCATCTGGACCGCCAATGTTAGTGCTACTATCGGCATAATTTTGTAAATCATCATTAAAAACAATAATTGGATATTGCACAACCTCTACTAAGCAAGTAGTTTCATCTGCTTCTTTTGGCATTACATATACATTTCCAGCTTGTTTATAATAAACTGGACTTTTATTAGTTGCAACATAAATAGAGCCACTATCTTCTTCATACCTTGCTTTATCTGATGAAGGTATTTCTCTAGCAGTATAGCCATTTCTAGTAACACTTAATATTCTTGCAGAGGTTACTGAAGCTCCGCCATTATTGTTATCTGGTACCGTTTGAGACATAGTCCATAATATTTCTAATGGTAATACATTAATAATCTCTTTTGCAGCATCAGTTGCAAACTGCCCTATTGCAGTATTATCAACTACTACATCTGCTAATAAATCTAATATTCTACTTTTTACGCTTGTTGCACCCATAATATTCCTTTTAAATTCTTTGGGGGTGAACTTAATCACCCCCTTGTTTATTTAACTATTAGTTAAATTTAAGTACAGCATGAGTTTCTGGAAGTGAAATCTCAAGACCTGATTCTGTAAGAATCATATCTTTTCTTCCGTCAATGTCATTGTCTTGTACGTTAGTGATAATTTGTGTGTCTCTTGACTCACCGTTACCAGCTAATGGTCTGTATGCTACATTGTTTAAGTCAATCGCAACAGCATGGTCAGCCCATGGTCCTCTTAGTAGAGGTTCCATTACGAAGTTTAATGTACCGTACATAGTGTCAACTGTAGTTACAGGAACGCCATTAAATTGACCAGCATTCTTATCTAAGTTAGCACGCATACCGCTGTTTCCAGCCATAGTATTACCTAGGAAAGATTCTCCTCCTAGTTTGTTAAGCCAGTTCATGATACTTCTAGAAGCAAGAACAAGTTTATTACCACCTGCTGCTGATTCTGGGTCAAAAATATCTGACATAGCGTCAACAAAAGTATCATACCCTGAGTTACTGTAAGTAAAGTTTTTTACATTACCATAAAGCTCAGTATAAGGTAAGATACCCCATGTTTTACGTACTGGACCACTGCCTGATTCATCTGCAGAACCATAACCAAATAGTAATGCATTCTCGATGTCCATTTTGTGTTCCATTAGTTTTTCTTGATACACTCTCATGTACTCATTAGCGTCACCTCTGTAACGAGTAGCTAAAGATGAACCAGAAAATAGAGGTACTGAAGTTTTAAAGATTTGGGTATAACCCTCTCTTGAATAAAACTCGTCTCTCCATCCGTCTGGAGCATCGCTACCTTCAGGGTGTGCTGAGCCAATGATTTGTGCAGGTGCATTATCAGCAAGTTCTAATGTATCTGCTGTTACCATAGTGCTAAAATCAACTGCTCCAGCAGCTTGGTCTACAGTTACAGCTCCATCTACAGCACTTTGTGAGCCTTTAGCCACATACAATGCTTTTTGGAATGTTGCTGTAATAGCAGTATCATCACTTCCTTGTGTAACACCACCAGCGTTTATACGATAATAAATAAGAATATCTTTCGCAGTTCCGCCTGTTGTTAACACACCTTTTACTACAAATGTTTGAAGTGGTGTAGCAAATTCCACTTTAGCTGCAACGCCATCTTTTCTTCCTGTGCTATCATAATCTACATCAAAGTCAACAGCTGACAAGTTTAATAAACCTATAGCATAATCAGTTGAACCATCGATAAGAGTTACATCAGAACCAGCTCCGTCAACAAAGAAGTTTCTTCTTTGCCATTGATGTCTTTTTTCTAAAAATTTAAAAACAGGGTCATCAGTTGGTTTTTTTGCAACTTTAGATAGATATGCGAAGAAAGGGGAAGCAGCAGGGTTTAACTCGGCAACTCTTTCACCAAAGTTAAACACTCTTCTAATATCATCAATACTTACTCCTGTTGGAGTAGCACCAATGCTTCTTGAATATATGTCCGCCATAATAATCTCCTAATTGTTAAAAGATGTTACGCTTGTTAAAATCTCCGAGCATAGCATCCATCATTTTGTCTTCTACGTTTTTACTTGGCGACTGTACACTCTGACCTTGCTGCACCCCTATCGGCTTTGGGATGGAGAGTTTTTCTTGTCTTTGTTTCATTAGTTGTTGTTTCTGTTGAGCTTGTTGACTGACTTGTTCAGTTATTTGTGGGCCATTGCCCTGGTTCAACTGGTGTAGCTTTACTAAATTGTCTAAAGACAACGATTCAGGTGAACTCATTTGAGATACAAAGTCATTTGCTTGTTCAGGAGAGTAGTTGTACTTAGTTTGCAACTGCGTCAAGGTATCTTGATGCTGTTGTCTAGCTAACTGCTCTTCTTGTGCTTTAGTCATTTGTTGCTCTCTGATTTCATCCTTCTTCAATATAAAATCACTCATCTGCTCCAAATAGTCTTCTTTAGATGCTAAATACTTAGCACTTGAACTATCTGGGTCAGCTAAGGCCTCAGAATAATCATAGTCTGCTGGTTTCACGGGCTTAGAAGGTTTAACTAACTTAGGTTCACTAGTTTCCTGCTGAGGTTGAGCGGATTGCGACTTCAATGCTTCCATTTCTGCTTTTAATGCTTCCATTTCTGCTTTAGTCTTATCTGCTTGTGATTGCCAGTATTGAAATTGACTATCATCTTCTTTTGCTTCAATAGTATCAGGAGTACTTACAGGTTGACTTTCCACATGTGCCGCTTCCTCTTGAATTACCTCTTCTGAGCTAGCTTGTGCTGCAAAAGGGTCTTGTCCCCTTGGATTAAACACTTGTTCAAAAATGTCTGCTTGAATATCACTTGACTCTACAGTCTGGTCTTGTGCATTCTCTTGTACTATATTGCTTTCTACTTGTTCCATTTTAATTTCCTAACGTTAACTCTCTTCTTCCTCGAATAAGCTTTCTGGTTGCTCTGTCTCGGCTTCTGAGTTCATCAACTGTTTTTGTTGGTCTCCGAGTCTAGCTTGAAATAAACTAGACGCCATATCAGCTCTATTAGACACCTTATCTAACTTAGAACTAAATTTTTCTACTTCTAGACGTTTTTTAGCATGGACTTCTTCACGATTAGCTGTTTGTAAGTCGCCTTTAACTTTTTTCAATTCTGCTTCCATCGCTTGCATTTGCTGCATCATTTGTTGCATTTGTCCACTTCTTGCCATAACACCATCCACGTCTACTAATTCTGATTTTTTCAATACTTCTGTTTGGTCTATTAATCCCATCTTATACATTTCCATATAAGTATTTAATAATGCCATTCTATTTGTTGGTAATGTAGAACCAGATACTACCTGTATATCGTACTTTCCTATTCCAATATCATGAAATTTTTCTACATCTCCATTTTCCATTTCTTTAAAAAAGTTAAATCGTTGACTTGTTTCTTCTCCATTAGGCTGTACAAGTCTAATAACTTTATCTTCTGTATATAGTTGCTGTATTAACCCAATGGATACATTTCCAAGTTGATTTAACATGTCTTCTATATCGTCTCTACGAGACTTAATTCTTCTTTGTCCAAATTCGTCTACTACAATAGTTCCTCTATATGTTGATGGAGCACCTTTCCCTCCACCTTGCATCAATTCGTAAATACCAAATCCATATTCTAAATCAGATTTTGCATCTGCTTCATTTTTATATAATTCATTAGGAAGAGGTACTGGACCTGCTACTATCGGTGCACCTAGCTCTGCATCAAATTCAATAACGCTGGTTCCTGCTCTTCCCCACTCTTCTTCAACCTGTCTTTTATCTACGCTTCCACGAGGTATTAGCAGCTTCACATTAGTGCTTGTACTAGCATGAGCAATAATTAAAGAACGAATTTTGTTAATATACTCTTGTAACGGTCTGTATATACGAACATCTGACTCTGGAAATGGAGTGCGTAAGTGTATATTCATAATTGGTACAATAGGGTAATCCTCTATTGGTAAAATTCTTTCATAAAGCAAAGAATCTCCAACGCTTGCTACCATTTTAATCCTAGGAATATCTACGTGGTAACAACTTAATTTTTCTAAGCCTTTTAATTCTTCTGGAGTAATAGGTATTAAAGCAGTAGTACTACCAGGAATAGAGCCTGGTCCTTCTTCTCCTGGTACTCGAACAGGTTCTTGTGGTATAGGTTGACCAGTATTAGGGTCTAACTGCATAGGAGGTAATACAAAATGAAATAAAGCTCCTTCTTCTTCTATAGTGCTTAATAAATCTTGAATTGCTGAATCTTCCCATACTATAGTTTCTTCTCCAGTAACTTTTCTTACTCTTACATAAAGTCTAGAATTATACTGCTCAAACTCTTCGTCGTTAAATAAAAATTCTCTTTCACTAAAAGGTTCATACACATTATAAAGCTTGTGCATTTCTTTAGTGTATCTTTCTAAATATCTTCTTACAGTATGTGCTCTATCTTCTACGTCTCCAGGAAATACCTGGTCTACTGTTTTAGATAAATTGGTAATTGGATAATCATCTGAAGCTTCTGGTTCTTCTGCAGAATTTTCAATAAGGTCTTCAAACTCAGGATACATCTGAATTGCTGCTTCATCTGTCATGTAACTTGCATAAATAATATTAGACGCATCTCTACAAAATTTATCTTTACTATTCGGGTCTATGTAAAGGTCTAAAGGATTTACTGCTTTTAACTTTACTTCGCCTTTACCCATATCTGCATCAGGGTCTTGATACACCATCAATGCACCCATACCTCCAACGTAATAATCGTCAATAGCTTGTTTTAATTCTAAGTCTCCTTGGCTAATTTGCCAAATGTACTGAAATAAATCTGAAAATACCTTTGCTGTATCTCTATCACTATCTTCTCTACCCGTCGCTCTAAATTGTGGAGAGTTGTAAGTTAATAAAGCTTTTGCTGTTTCAACGATTGGATGAATACGATTGACTACAATAGGAGCTTGTCCACGTTGCTCGAGCAATTCTTGTTGCTCTTGTGTCCATTGTGCACCTGCTCTAAACTCTATTGACTCTTGGAACTTTTGAGCCCATGGCTCTCTGGATGAGTTATACTGTGTCCATAGTTCTCTTGTTACTTGAACTTCAGGATGTGTTTCTCTTTCGTCGATATTACCAGTATCATAATTAAAAACTAAATTATTTTGCGTCTCTGGTTTTCTGTTTTTTGCTTTTTTCTTTTGTATATCCATGCTCAATCATTATATAATCTTTCGGTATCTCTATCTCTTCAATTTTATCTATTTTTGAAATGAAATCCTCAAAACTCATAAGATATTTTGCAAATTTTTTATCAGCCATTTCTAACTTTGAATTTATAACCGATTATTTTAAAAAGTCAAGAACTTTTTTATAATAATCTCCAGTCTGCTTTTTTAGCTCTATAAGCAAACTGTTCTTCGGACTCTACTGTCTCAGCAGAGTGTGATGGTTTGTATGCGTTTTTGTTCGCATAAAAAAATCCGTCTAGCAAGTCATCGTGTTTTCCACGTGGATATAATAGCAATTCGTCTTCAAAAGCTTGCATATTCT